TGACCCTGTAATCAGCATCCCTGTCTTAATATCATCGGCAATATTGGCATTAGCCGGTATCTCTTGCAAATTGACATTCTGTCCGTTTATATTCACGACAAAATCAATAACCTGTACCGGCTGCGGATAAGGCATGTTGGGAACAGTCTTATATATGGTTTTTATGGGGCTTACATTAACGACCTGCCCACACTCCAAACTTGGATTTGCACCTCTATGAAGAAGATATAATGTACTGTTTACTCGTAAGTTCTGAAACATGATTGTTTGATTTTAAAGGAGTGTGGCTATTTCCATTTTGGAAATCACCACAAAACTCCATGTTAATTATTACTTGCTCCTTAAAGAAGCTGTTTCTGCTGTAGGAGCCGGAGCCGTTGTCGGTCTGTATCCACCATTAACAAGATACAATTCGTTGGTGTACTTGTTATAGTGAATTTCATAGATGCCTGTTCCGGCTAAGTTTTCAACAGTCACAGGCTCATTGTTATAAGCCATCAACGGTCTTGTGTCCCCATTAGTCCCTATCAGTATCGGAAGAGTTGCAGTCGTGCCGGCAGGTATAGCCTGACGGAGGCTGATATAGAATCCTCCAACATAATCCCTGTTACGGAATGCGTGGTTAGGAAGTTCCAAAGTAACATTCTCCGTGCCGACGGTCACAGCCACCGTAGGAAGAGTGTTGAAATTTGTTCTTCCGATTGATGGGAATAGGGATGGGAATCCTGTAAAAAAGTTAGGCCACATATCTACCTCCTTTCTTACCGGATTAACCCCAGTAGTTGTTGCAACCACATCCACTACGTCCGTATACAGCGTCACCCATATATGCACCGTAGGCGGCTGCACGGAAACAATCTGTATTAATAGCGGTTAAATTGGGGTATTGAACACTCACAGTATTGGGGAGCTTGCATTTGATTCCATCAACGTCTCCTTGTAATGCCTGCAATCCGGCTGCCAAAGGAGCAATCTGTTGTCCTACTGCACTCAGGATAGTGGCGTTCTGATTACGCTGGGATATTTCGGCTGTTAAAGTAGCCTTTTCCGCAGTAAGAGATGCAATCTTGTCCTGTAATGCCTGATTTTGAATTGCATCAAGTTTGGCAAGGATAGCATTCGTATTTGCAGTAGCACCGTCACGCAATGACAATGCATTGTTGTTCATTGTATTGGTAAGGGCATTCATTGATTCGCAATTCTGCAAACGTCCTTCATAGCCTTGTCTTTCAATAGCTGTTTGCGTTTTGCAGCAACAATCGGCAAGTTGAGTAAGAATAGACTGGTTGCCTGACTGCATAGCATTAATAATCTGGTTGGTTGACAATCCCACCTGATTACCTACTTGTGTAATGCTATTCTGAACATTGCACAATGCTGTCTGAACCTGTTGGGTAGAGCAGTTGAATGAAGAAGCCAATTGAGAGATAGCATTACCGTTACCCTGAATAGCTTGCATCAACAATTCGCGTCCTGCGTTTCCTGCCAATTCTGCCGGAAGTCCGTTAGCTCCGTTTCCTCCACGTCCACCGAACAAACCGCCACCATTGCCGTTCCATCCAAAGATACTTGCTATCACAACAAGCCAGATAATGCTCCACCATCCGTCCTGTCCTCCAAAGCCGTTGCCGTTATTCATCAAGGCAAGCAGGTTAGGGTCTATCCCCTTGTTCCCAAACATTCCGGGAAGCATGGCGGTAATGTCAAGCTTGCTACCGCCTGAACCTCCATTGCCTCCGTCTGAATTAAAAACATAAGTTCTTTCCATAAGTATTTGTATTTTGTATCCCGGTCAAAATTGACCGTATGCAAAAGTACATATGTTGTAACTTATGTAAAATCAGTTGTTTCCCAATGATTTCTTTATATTATCCCAATATATTCTCAACATTTTCCCACTTTCCATCCTCTCATAGAAATTTGATATCATGTAGTTAACAGCACGTTTGGTTTTGTGGATATGAACGGCTATTTGTGAAGGGTACATGCCGCTTTCAGACAGGAGAGACACAAGAAGATACCGGGCATCCACTGTTTCCATGTTTTTATCAGAGGATAATATTTGGTCTACAGGCACTTCGGTTTCTTTTGAAACAATATTAATTATCTTGGCAAAGATTTCTGATTTGCACATAGTTTTTTCTAATTTTTATGCTTATCTTTGCCTCGCCACATAAAACATGAGATTTTGATGAACAAAGCATAAGATATTTATGTTGAAGATATTAGCCCCCAACATCAGGTATCTTATGCTTTATCATGTTTTTATGTGGCAATATTAATATGATGTATGTTGGGGGCTTTTTTTTAATTCTTAGCCCCCGAAAGAACTGCTTTTGTTATTTTTGAGTAATTGCTACGCTTCTACTCGTAGCGTTGTGAGGATAATCCTCGGTATAGTTTCTATTTCATTTTGAACCTCCTTTCTTCTTTATCATCCAAATAATAATAAACAGCAATACAAAGATAATACCTAAAGAAAAATCACCAAAATTAATCTTGACTTCCTGCCACCATGTTAGCTCTTTTTCTACCGGGTAAGGAACTTGAACTTCGCGTACACGGTCAACATATAAGGTATCTGTTCTTCCTCTATCCCTGTACTGTGTGCGCCATCGCTCAACGAATACTGTGTCACCCTTCTCACGAATGTAGATAGAATCCTTAATGTGGATTGAATCTCTCTCGTGGATGGTGAGATACAAACTGTCTACACGTACAGTTTCAACAGGCACATACTTTACACTACGGCATGATGAGCATATTGCCAACATCAGCAATATGACACAATAAATTATGGTTTTCATAAGCTTGCAACATTAACATACAACCCTACCAAGCTGCTTAAGTCATGGGTCAATGCCTGACCGCTGTCCCTTGTGCAGATATACAATACGTCATTCTGAGTATAGTACTTGTCCTTGAATATCTCCATAGGAGGTGTATAGGGTATAGGGTCATCCTTAGTGCCTGATGCGGTCTCTACAACCACTTCGTAGAGTGCTGCCGTAGCCATGCCGGGATATTGGCTCTCCAAAACCATAGGGATATCTTGCCGGACCTTATACAGGTGTTCCTTGTAATTAACCTTCATCCCCTTGGATAAGGATTCGTCTATATATTCCGCCCAATCGGGATACAGCGATTTAACCTTTAAAGATTCACTGTCTGTCAGGCTCAATGTCTGTATCTGTTTTTTGGCGGATTCCACCATGTTTTGTGCGGATGCAGCCAATATGTAATCAGCGCTATAAGGTTGCGGTTCGTGATTCCATTCTTCCGATTCCATGATTTGTACAAATTCGGGGTCATCCATTCTGTAGGTGGGGAAGGAGTCCCTTGGGAAGAGGTTAACGAATTCTTCATACAGCACTACTTTGGTTGCATCTGCGTTGCTTCGCATTGTCGGCAAAGCCAACAATCCATGTTGGGTCAGCCATTCCACTGTAACGATTGTATATCTCATTGTCCAATTATATTAGTTAATACGTAATCAATTAATTCTTGCTCTGTGAATCCGTCTGCCTCTGTTGGTATGGAGTCGAAAGAAATAGAATTATAAAAAGCCATCTTAGCGTACTTATCACTACTAGTATTCTTAAAGAAAAATGGAGCTCTAGTATTATCTATACTTACAGTATCATTGACTATAGTGATCACTTGCTTAGTATCAAGTAACGAGTTAGTCCTAATACTCTCATTAAGCTCTCCATCTATATATGTACTACCTTCAGGATTACTAGAATTATATGCAATTGTATCAGGTCTATTGTATATACTGAATGCAACTCCTAATACTTTTCTTTGATCATATAGAGTAGTATCAATTTTCATCGGATTAACCGTCATAAACAGCATCTTCACTCCACTACTCAGATTCTCTACCAATCCGTAATCATCTACACCATCTGTCACTAATGCACCGGGATATTCGGGTATCTGAGTAATGGTGATGTCTGTGGAGTAGGGTTGGTCGGAGATAATGACCACATAACTATATCCCGGGTTATCGCTATTAGTCGTATCCAAGGCTATATCGCTAACACCATTGGTTAACTCAATTCTTGTGCTTTCATTATTATATTGAGCCAAATAAACCTTATTGCCTTCTTGTATCCCTTCTATGTTCCATTTTAAGTATAGGGATTTATTGGCATTGTTTTTAACCCTGTAAAGCCCGAAGTCTGTAGATTTTTGCGTTGGCTTACCTTGTATCGAGTAATAAGAGAGATGCTTCCATTTTATATTAGTATTTCCAGGAACAGTCTCAAACGACTCATTCTTATACCCATCTACACCGCTCATCATGTCGAAGAGAAAGTTATTCAACTTCATATTCCTTTTCCGACCTGACAGGTCCTGTAGATACCCCGATACCTTAAGTATCTCATTGGTGGGGACAGATTTGCCGCTAGGAAGAAGGGTTATCTTGAGATTGGAGTAAGTGGTAACACCTGTTATTTCTATTTGTATACCTTTATAATTAATGGGAGTCAAGCTAAATTCATATATACCATCGCTTACAATTTCATCTATACCATTAAAAGCATTTACCCATTGATTATCGTTCTTTTGTACAATCACCTTAATTTTAGCCTCATTTGAAGCTCCTTCTACCTTGATTAAATCGCCTTTAGTCAAAAACAAAGATTTATCTGTTACTAAGTAACCTAACGTAGTGTCACCTTCGTTTCTTCTTCCGTTGAGAATAATTTCATTCTCTGTTTGTTTACCGATAGCATTACCAATCGAACCTTTGACCCACTTTGTAAAATTAGTGTGATACACATCCATCGGTTTGCTCATGTCATAATAGAATGAGATATGCTCCCTTATCCATTGAGGGATAGGGGAAGGCTTGGAACCACCGCCACCCGAACGGATTTCGCCAATGTGATTCAGTGCGATTGTATTCAACCGCACCGAATTTAAAGATATTGTGTTAACCTTCATAATCACTCCAAAATTAATGCCTTGACAGGCTTAACATTGCACTGAATCTTGATATGCTGCTCACCAATAACACCTTCGATGTTCTTCTGCCAAACCGACCCAACACCGTAATCGACTGCAAATGCCACCCAACTCTCACCGTCCAAACTCTGATACAATACCACCTTGGACGGATGTGTATCGAATACCAATTGCAAACCAAATGTAGACGCAGCAGGCTGAAACTTATATTCCTGATTGGAGCCGGATGCTGCAAAATTGCCGGTTATATCCTTTAATGCCATAATTGTAGATTTAATTGTTAAACGATTTCAATTGTAATACTTTCGCCTCTTCTCTGTGCATCCTCTATCAGCACATTGAGCTTATCGGAGGTATATCGGGATTCGGTCAATCGCCCGACTTCCGTATTCCTTCCGACAAGTATGCAGCCGGCAGAGTCATCGGCAGTATTCCCCGGATGTATCAAGATGCCTTCAAAGGCAGGGACGTTAAGCAATCGCGGCAGGTTCCTGCCAAACTTGGGAGACCAGTTATATACTACCTTATATTCTCCGTAAGGGATGGCGGTTTTGCCATATACCTTCTTTTCATTGCTCAAATCACGGACGGTGTCTTCCAACGTGTTGCAGAAAAGCTTTCCGTCTACGAACAGTCTGCCCACCGTATAAGCGGGTTTCTTCCATAATCTTTCTACTCTTAATTTCATTTCTTTTCCTCCTTAATTACTTCTTTAATATCTTCTTTGTCAACCTTTAATGTCTTGCCGAAAATCAGCCTGAACGCTTCGACAATATTCAGCTCGATTCCCTTCGGTTTAAGTATGTTGCTGATAATCGAGCACATTTCCAAGAAACACACCATCAGGCAGGAATACATATCAATATCGTAACGGCTGCCCGATGCCTTGTTTATCATAACCACCATGAAAACAAAGCTGAAGTATGTAACCATCTTGCCCATGGTTCGCCTTACCGCCCGACTGAACCGGACCTGTTCGCCCATTATGATACTCTTTCTCAGCCCGCAGGCTAAATCACATATAATCACGGCAGCAGACACTATCAGCCACGGAATCATGTGTTCTATGCTCTCCTGAACGAATGCGGTAGCTATTCCTGCCAATCCTCCGGCTACGCTCTTATCGATGCCATCTCTAACTATTGCACTAATCATTTGTCGGATTAATTTTTAATGTTATATTTGCAAAACCTTGTTAACCGGACGAGAAAGCTAATCTTGATTCCCTGCTGCCTGCGAAGGCATGCAGGGAGTTTTTTCAAAATTATTCGGATGATCATTTAAATCGTATGTGCCTGTTTTTTATATATATTTTTTTATCATTGACGCCAGTAAATATCCAATTCGTTCATACCCTGATTTTAATGGATGGATGTTAGCCGAGCTTGGGAAAAATTCATTCCAATTAGATGCTGACATATTCATATCCCCCCAAATATCTATCAAAGGTATATTATATAATCCGGATATATTTTTGAATTGTTTCAACGCTTTATTTTTCTTATCCTGCGTATCAGTATACCATCTTGACTCGTCATAAATGCCCTTCTCTGCATTATAGTAATCGTTGGCAGTTTTGGATATAGCCGGGAAATTGACGATAAATATATGTGCTTTGGGAAAATTTCGCAACAGTTCTTCAATAGATGATTTCCATGCGCTTGAAACGCTTGGTATAATCCATTTTTTAACATCCCCCCAATTAACATCTTCAATATCACTTCCTATGTACCAGTAGTAGATTTCCCAAGGAGCGTCTGATACAGTCTCAATACTGCAAGACATACCTGTTCCACCGGTATCAGTAAATTTCAATGTGGTCTCATAATCATTATTCCCATTGGTAAAATAAACACTGTTGCCATCACTTCCAGCAGTGTCAAAAATACCCTTATACGAATACTCTACGATTCTATCAATTACATATTGTTTCGTTAATTCATCATTACCTTGCGGAATTACATGTATGTTATAGTCACTTTCTCCCGGCCCGGCCCAACCGGTTCTAATCCTAACATCACCCTCTTTTGTCGGCAATGTATTTATAATCAATTTCTTTCCATTTGATATTTTTTTCAAACCTACTACTGCATTTAAAGAACGCTCATTTTTGGGTATATCGTTTAGATTCGATGTAGACAATTCATTGACAGAGTAGCTCTTATCCATTTTAAAGGATGGAGCTGCCACATCAAAATCAAATATTCCATCATTAACATTCTCCAATATGATTACAGATTTTTCACCTTTATTTTGAATATACCCTTTCTTAATCAAATTCAGTGTCCTAAAATAGGTTGTACCTATCCTACTCATATCTGATGATGTTCCTCCGATTGATAATGGAAAACTCGGATCTGCATTCTTATTTTGGTCAAACTTTATTCCCAAACGTTTTGCAACTTCGTTTTGCCAAACACCGCCGGCGAATAAGCTATCTCCAATTGTATATAATTCAAAACCAGAATACGGATTTCCCGAACCCGGCAAATCATCCACTAACATATCGCTGCTTATACTACGCGGGGGTATAACTTCGGGGTGAAATTGCCTATGAACTATACGTTCGGTTATAAACTTGTAATCACCTGTGGGATTATATACGATTTGACTATTGAGAGGATATCCAAGGTAAGATAATTCTGAGAAATTCACTATCGCATAGCTTTTCCCGCTAAGTCCAAATTTAATGGCAGCATTACTGCCTTGTTTATCTTCGGTTTGTATGGTGTCACCAAAAGGATTAGCGTAAGTTCCATCATTTTTTAGGTAAGCTATTCTGATTCTATTCCACCCCTTTTCCCCGAATGCATAAAGTATTTGTTCAAGAGTAAACAGAGGCTTTTCGGGGTTTTTCGCATCTTTTGGAATATCTTCCGAATCAATATATACATCTTTTATGATATTTCCCCAATAGGGAATACTGAGAAATAGAGGATTTATTATTTTTTTGTAAGTATCTATGGAATTATCAGCTATTTTAGCAGTTGTAATGGCACCATCAGCTATCTTATCGGTAATTACCGGAAACGATGCGTTTAATTGGTAGTTTACGATTGCGGTAAACTTAGCTTCGGCACCAGGCTTATTATTCTTTATATATGCCCCAAATACTAATTCTGTATCAGTATCGAAGTCCTTGATTAAAGGAAGGATATATTCCTCCCCAATGTTAAATTGAGTCTTGTCAAAATAAGTTTTTCCATAATACGATAACATCTCATAAGTATTAGTAGCTTCTCCTTTTAATATGTCAACTCTGAATTTTAAGTAAGAACCGGATTTAAGGCTCAAATTAATACATCTTAAATCTATATTTCCTGCTTGCGAGGGAGTATTTTGTTTAAAAAATGACAAACTACCGTTTTCTTTTTTTAAGTCAAAAAGTTCTTCCGTAAGGTTTTTACGAGTAGTCGGATGTACCACCGCATCAGTGGTTGTAGCAGGGTAAATAGTCTGCCCGCCTTTGGTAAGTTTATGAATTTTAGCCATATAATTCTTATTTTAATTCGTAAATTTATTCTTTATCGATTCCCGATTAAAGGAAACCACTCAATACATCTTCGTATTCCTTGTCGGAAATTGGAGAGGAAGAAAGCATCTCATTCTGTACATCCTTTACCACAGAGTCCTTTAATTCAGCACGCTGTTCCTCTGTCATGGAATCCCATGTCATTGGATCTCCCTTATCGCCCTTCTGATAGTTAGGATAAACGTCAATTGTACCTGTACTGTCGTCAGACTTGCCATTGACAAGAACGATGCCTGTAAACTCCATGGATACAAGGTTACAGATACCATCAGCAAAATCAGCATCAGTAAGGTAATACTCGCGTCTGACCGTCAGGTTGCCCGGACGCATGCCATGATTATCAAAAATAACCAGCAGGCTGCCATCATCCAGCCTGCGACAGTTCTTGTAATCGTGTCCATCGAAAGAGGCTACAACGGGTTTCGACAATACTGTCTGATAAGTAAACCGGAAAGGAGTTTTCAGGTCTCCATTCAGATTTTTCTCTATGATTTTAAAATCGGACTGATAATTGATTCTCATAAAACTATAATATTGATGTCACATCGTCAATAGCTTCGGCAGACAGATACTTCTTATCAGCGTCTACGGTTTTCTGATAAGGTGTTAAATCAGGTGCCACGTATCTTTTCAACGCATCGGTAGATAATCTTCCGTTTGTATTCCCTTCCTGAAAGGGTATGCTTTCCTTGCCGTTCAGTGTTGTCCGTTCGGCAAGCTCGTTAATCGTTTTTCCTGCCATAATTATTTGTTTTACATTATAAACATTCTGCCAATATGGATATATAAGTGCTTACAAATGCAGCTATCTCAATCCAAAACACCGGCTTATCAAATCTATATATCATATATCCGGCCACGATGAAACAAAAAAGCGGGATATACCAAAATCCTACAATGCAAGTCCATAGCATGGCAGATAATCCACATACGACAGTAGCGGTATAATGTATCTTGCCATCTAATTCCAATCTGAAACAGGGAGCTGCCCCTACAAACATCAAACCTCCACATGATAGGAAAGTGAGGAATTGAATCGGTTCGGGTGAGCAGTCCAACCATGCCGGAA